CTAATCTTTGGCCTGGATCTTGGCTTTGTGATCGTCGAACGCGCGGTCGCTTTCGATCAGCGCCGCTTCGATCATGACGCTCCACTTTTCTCGCGTCTCGGCCAAGCCATAAGGCGCGTCAGCTCCCACGTCGCGGCCAGCGTCGATCATGTCGGGGCTTGCTTCGCGCATGCCGAAGATCGCCGCTAGCGCGATCTCGCGCTCGATCGTGCCTGTTTGAGAAATTCCGTGGCGAGCCAGCGCCGAGCTTACTTGCGCCGCGACGCGGTCGAGGATGGTTTCACTCATGCTACGTTCCCCTGATCTTCCTCATCGGTCGCCTGCTCTTCGTCGTGGATCCCTGCCTCCTTTTCCAGATCGTTGGCAAGATTGCTAAATTCATCGGCTCGGTCGAAGATCTTCTCGGTCAGCCTTTATAGCGCGTCCTCGCTGATCTCTGTCGCGCCGGTCGTCAATCCCTCGAGTTGCTCGACGCCGATACCAAGATGATAGGCGGTGGCAACTCGGCCGAATTCCCGAATGACTGTTGCGAGATTGTAAGGCGATATCGGCTTGATGCTCACGCGATCTTCTCCTGTTTTTCTTCGTCGGCTGCCGGCGGGCGGCGGTCCTCGAGGCGGGCAACGACGGCCGCGGCCGCCATCGCTTCGGTGCGGGGCATGTATACCTCGAGGATCGCGAGGACGGTTGCGAGCTTGTGGCCGGTGACGCCGGCGATCTGGCCGGGCTCGAGGCCCAGCTCGCCCAGGATGACGACGCAGCTGCGCCGGAGATCCTTGAACTGCAGCAGCGCCAGGTCGGCCGCGAGCTGTTCGTCGCCTGCCTTGGTCGCGAGCTCGATCGCCTTGTCGCGCGTGCGCACGATGTTGTGCTGAAAATTGTCCTGCACCCATGGCTGCCCAGTGCGTTCACAGACGACGATCGCCGTCGACGTCGTGTTGCCGGCGATCGCGGCCTCGACGCGCCGGCGCATGTCGCCCTCGATCGGGATCCCGACGTGGCGGCTGGTCTTCCCCTGGCGCACGTAGAGCCCCATCACTTCGCCCGGGTTCGGCCCGTTCGGATCCTGCGCCGCAGGATCCTGCAGCAGCTGGTGGTAGAGATCGGGACGGTTGCGGAACTTGCGTTCGGGGATCGGCCGCCAGCTGCTGCGCGACAGCTTCAGCACGTCGGCCTGGCGCTGGCCGATGTAGAGGCCGATCTCGATCGCGAGCGCGATGGACGGCAGCGGCGGGTCGAGCGCAAGCGCGGCGTCGACGAATGCCTGGCGGTGATGATCCTCCCATATCACGTCGCGCGGCGCGGGCTTGCCGAGCCCGAACGATGTGAAGGGATTGTCGGCGATGAAGCCTTCGGCCTCGCCCCATTTGCAAACGGTGCGGCCCTGCTCGAGCACATGAAAGGCGGCCTGGTGGCCGAGCCCGCCATAGGTTTTCTTGACCGGATCATATGGCGCGATCGCGTCGCGCAGTTTGCGCACCCGCTGGCGCGTGACCCATGTCGTCGGCATGTCCCCCGCCCATGCCTCGAGCCGATTGAGCGGGGTCTTTGCCGTGCGCTGGGTCGAGGCGGCGAGCATCGGCAGCCGCTGTTCGCGATACGCCTTCAGCATCGCGCCGAAGGTCTGGCGCTTGACCGCCTTTTTGACCGCCGCCGGCCTCGCGCCGCCGCTGCGCCACTCGGCGATTTCGGCGTTGCGCTTCTCGGCTTCGGTGACGGCCGCGACCAGGTCGAGCCCCAGCGGCTTGCTGGTCCAGCCCGCCTTGCGCTCGGGCCCGTTGGGTTCCCAATAGTAGCGGATGCCCCCCGCGGTCGGCTTGCCGACCAGGCCTTTGACGTTCAGTTTCATGGTCCACCTCTGGCGCCGCTTTATCCGGCGGGCGCTTCGCCGGTGTCAAGTTTGGCGGAAAAGCTAGGCTCTCACCTCGTAATGGGTCGGTTCAAAGGGGAGCTGCACGATGATGCCGCCCTCCATTTCGGGCGGGTAGGCCCACATGTCGCCGGTCCAGATCGCGGCGGCATACCATTCGCCCTTGCGTACCAGGCGCCGCTGACCCTTGACCTTGGCCGCGTCGTCGATCGGTGCGAAGGTCAGTTGGTCGAAGCTGAAGTCTTCGGGGGCGGTCATCCCGTCCATCCGTCAAGGAAGCGGGTAACGGCGCCGAGGAGCTGGTTGAGCTTCTCGCTTTCCTCCTCAAGCAGGTGTTGGTGGTGCGAGGCGCGATCGTCCAGCATTGCTGCATCGATCGCCTCGAGCTCGAAGCCTATCGCCGATTGAAGGGCGTCAGCCAGCAGTTCGATCGTCTCGTTGCTGAAGCGATGCGCCTTTTGGGTTGGGTCGGTTCCAAGAACCTCTACCAGTTCGCGTGCGTGTTCGAGCATCTCGCCCGTTGCGAACGCGGCTTGCCCCGCGCCGCTAAAAAGCAACCCCGCCAGCGCCGCAAGCTTGGTCTGTGCGGCGCTCATCCGAGGAACTCCGGGCGCTCGCCTTCAGGGTCGGCGTCTCCCTGGTCTTCGGCGATCGCGTCGAAGGCGGTGGCGGCGGCGGCGCTTATCGCGTCGATGAATTGTTCGCGGCTTTGCCAATCGGGCATGGCGCCGCGGCGGGCTTCGTCGATCGCGTTGATGGCCGCGTCGTTGATCAGCTCGAGCGTGCCCTTTGAAAAGATCGTCATGTCGGTTCCTCTGGAATGAAAAGGCCGGCGGCGAGCAAGGCGCCGCCGGCCATCGCCGCACCGTGCGGTCGATAGGGTTAGGTGACGTTGGCGCGGACGGCCGCATCCTTCGCCTCGAGCAGCTTGCGCAGAGCGACGCTGCGCTCGGCGTTTCGGGGCAAGGTATCGATGATGTAGCAGGCGAGCTCATAGAACTTGATCGAGGTCACCTGCAGGCTCGGGGGCAGGTGCGCGAAATGGAAATATCGCAGGATCGGGTCTGCCAAGAGCTGCGCATCCGTGAACCCGGCAGGTGCAGGGTGGATTGCGTCGACCGGCGAGCCGTGCGTGCCGTCGCTTCCCTCCATAGTTGCTTCGATATCGTCATTGTTTGCGTCGGCGTCGGGCATGTCATTCTCCTTTGCTGCTGGGGAAATTCGGCGGGCGGCGGGTATCACGAAACACCGCCCGCCTCCGCGCGGGGCCGCGCGAATTAGGTTAGGCGGCCGTCACTTCCTCACGGGCGCGCCATTCAGCGTCGTTGTCTGAAAGACGCAGGTTCATCGCCTCGTCGCTTTCGGGCTGCAGGTGCGCGTCGTTGACGATCATCAGATAGAAGGTCCGCCACCAAGCGCGGGTTTCCTCGTCAGGATGATGGACCCCGACGATCTGCGCGGCGTGCATGAAGTGAAGCTGGAAATGATGCGGCAGCTCGTCGACGTGGCGCAGATAGTGTTCGCGCATCTTGTCGAACCAATAGTTGATCGGCCAGCCGTCTAGGTTCTCATTCAACCCAAAAATCGCGCGCGCATGACCGGCAAGGAAGGGGCCGGTGAAGCTGCCGCCGCCGTCGATGAACGGATTGCGCAGAACGCGCTTGTCAAAAGCGGAAAGCAGGATGCAGCGCCGGTACCAGCGGAGCAGTACCTTCACCGGATGATCTTTGCGTAGACCATCTGGCGCGCGCACCGCGGCGAAGAGGACCGACTGTTGCATCATCGGGATATCGAGCACCCACGGATGCTGCACCGGGCCGAAACGCGGCGAAGTGTGCCCCATGCCGTTGCATGCGGCGCATGTGCCGCCGCGCCAGGCGCCGGCGCCATTACAGTCTTCGCAAATAATCCTCATCCTTGCTGCTCCTCCTTCTGGGCTAGTTCGGCCGCCTCGAGGCGGGCGGCGTGGCGGTGGGCCTTGTCGGCTAGGGCGAGCAGGCGGGCGGCGCCTTTCAGCGCGGCGGTCGCGGCGGCGCGGACCTCGACGGCGCTGGCATTGCCCCTCGTGCGATCGAGGATCGGCTGGAAATGATCGCGGCCGAAATTCTCGAGCATCTGGGCGTAGCTGCTGCTGTCGTCGGCCGCCTGGTCGTGGCCCTTGTCGAAATGCGACATGCGAATTTGCAGCAGCTGACCGACCGCCGGCGATTGCATCGCCTGCAGCGCCTGGTGCGCCAGATCGGGATGATCGGAGAGGATCTTCAGGCCGCCGATCATGCCAATTCCCTCGGAGCGTCCTCTGCGTCCTCGTCGATCCAATCGATCCCGACCGGCGCATAATGTGACCACACCGCATCGCCATCCTGGATGCCGCGGGCGACGGGGGAGAGGACGTAGAAGCGCTGGCCAGGGTTCGCCTTCGCGAGGCGCTCGGCTTCGGTCCGTGCGCCGATGTAACTCTCATGCTCGTAACAGGGCGCGCGGCCGCCGCGGCGCCAGACTACCCAAAAGGGCGGCTGGATCTGTCCGCCGATCATGGCTTCGGCTCCAGGTGGGCGTGCGCCGCGCGGACGCGGGTGATGCGGTCGGCCGTGGCGAGCAGCAGACCGACCGGGTTGAGCGCGTGCGGGCCCAGCGCGCAGCATTTGGCGACGCGATCGCGCTCCCAGGCCTCGACCTCGGCCCAGCTGGCGAACGTCGGATCTTCGCCGGTGATCGGGGCGGTGCTCATGTCATAGTGCTCCTGTTGCAACGCCGCCCAAGGTGTAGGTCGGGTCAGCCTTGCGGATCGGTTGGCGCTCGACGATCTTCGCGCCTGCGCGGACAGCCGCCAGCTGTTCCTCGAACGTCCTGGGGCGCGTGGCCTCGTCGCGTTTTTGCTGGCGCCATTGGGCCTTCGCCTCGTCGAAACTCATGGTCGCGAGCAGCTGGCGGAAGGCATAGATCTGCTTCACGCCGGTCGGCGGCCAGTGAGGACTGACGGTCAGACCGTGGCGTGACTTACCCGGGAAGCGCGGCTGCAGCGGCGGCTTACCATCGCGAGCGAGTTCCGCGGCGAGTTCGTCGCGAATGCGGTACGCCGAGCTGTTGCCGACGACGGTAAAGCGGGCAGCGCGTGCGCAAGGCCAACCATCGAGGAGAAGCCTTCGCAGGGCGTCCCGCTGGCTGTCGGTGATGAAGCGAGCGCTTTCGGCCTGGGTATGTCGCGTGCCGTGCGCGTCGCAGCCGGGAAGCGTCTCGCCCTTGCGCGCGAGCCGTTTCACCAAGCGCGCGCGGATCCGCGTGCAGCTGGTCTTCGATGCGCCAGTGCGTTCCGAAATCTTGAGGGTGCCAAGACCTTGCAGGAAGAGGGCTTCGACTTCGGCGCGCGTAGCCTTCGACAGCTTGACCCCCGAGTAGGCCGCCCCCGCACCGGGCGGCTGCAGCGGCGCCTTGCCGTTCGCCTTCAGCTCGCGATTGTAGCGCCGGCGTTCTTCGGCGACGCGCGCGGCCGAGATACCCATGCGCAGCTGAATATCGATACCCTTCAGCCCTTTGCGGAGCATGAGACGGAGCCGCTCGATCTCGGCGGGGACGAGCCGACCGTATTGGTCGCGCGTTGCCGGTCGGTGGCCGGTCCTTTCGCACAGAGCGATCATCACAGCGTTGCACGCCGCGGCCTCGCTGACGCCGAACGTCGCGCCGATGCGGGCAAAGGACCATTTTTCGTCTTCGCGCAGCCGGACCGCTTCGGCGAGCCGCGTTCCCTGCAATTTGGCTTTGGGTGCCGCAGCCACATGCGAGGTTTTCAGGCCCATCTTGTGCGCCATTTGATGAATGGCGGCCCAGCTGCGGTCGGCCAGAGCATCGGCGGCGCCGTTCAAACCTTGGGTCGGGTAGAGCTCGGCAAGGATCGCCCGCTCTTCCTGGGTCCATGGCGGCGATTTTGGCATTGGCATCAGTCACGCGCCTCGAGACAAAGGCCGCCGATCGGAGCGTCTGAAAGGGAAGGGTTCCGATCGGCGGCAGGATCCGGCGCGCGAGCTCCCGCGACGCCGGGGGTCGTTTCGATGATGTCGCCGCCCGCCCGGGGGAGGAGTGGGCGAGCGGCGACGGCCGACGCGGGACCAATCGCATCGGGATCAGGAAGGTGAAGGTCGGGGCGGCAACGCGGGCAACGGCAATTGTCCCACAGCGCGGCCGTGCAGATCTGCGCGCGACTGGCGGGGCGATGCATGGTGCGCGGCGCGGCGGGGATCATCGGCCGATGCCCCGATCAAGCGTCGCGGCCACGTCGGCCGCGTTGGTTCCGCAGATGCCGGCGACATCACGCGAAACGCGATCGCGCCACTGGCGCCAGTCGCGTTGATAGGCGAGCCCCAGCTGTGTCAGGCGCAGGAACGGCATAGACAAAGTTGCCGGGTGATCTCGATCGTGCAGATACTCGCGACGGATCAGGCCCATGGCGATCAGCGAAGTGACGGTAGGGCCGCGCACCTTGTGGCGCTTCGCCAGGTGCGTCTCATGGAGCGGCGGAGCGAAATCCAGCGCGTCGATGCATCGCAGCTGGGCGGTCGAGAGAGTGGACCAGTCGGTGGTCACCGCGGGCCTCCGCACATGACGGCGAAGGCGGCCGTGCCGAGCCAGACGGCGGCCATGAAGGCGCCGGCGGCGACGAGGCGGCGCCATCCGATCGACCGGATCAGTGCGACGGGGTCGCCGATCGCGTCGGTATCGTCCGATGCCTGAAGGTCCTCCGCCGGCGCGAGCTGCATCTCGCGGAGGGCGTCGCTGTGGCTGGCGCGGTTGAACGCCTCGAGCTCGGCGCGGTTGAACATCGCCAGATCCTCGCTGTAGGCGTCGTCGACCAGGCGCAGGACGCGGGCTTGCTGCGAAAGACCGCCGTTCATTTACCGGCTGCCTTCGCATTGGCGATGATGGTGTCGGCCATTAGCTGCGCTTCGTTCTCGATCACCGCCGCCATGTTGAGCAGCTCGGCGCCGAGCTCCCGCAGCATTGTCGGCGTCATTTCGAGCGCGACGCCGGTGCCCCGCATCTTGAGCATGAAGCAGCCTATATGGCTGATCATCTGCGTGCCGCTGTGGAGCTGCCGCCGCGCGAGGTTCATTTCGAGCGCGGGGAAATACAGCGTATCCTCGAAAAGAAAGGGCTCGGACGCGGTGGCGTATTCGGGATCCGCGCGGGGTCCTACCTCGCGCTCGAAGTAGCCCGGCGCGTTTTGATAAGTGTCCCTGGGGGGGGGCATGGTCATGCTGCGATCCTTTCGGGATGGTGGAGCGCAATCGCGGCGAGCAGCTGGTCGCTGCCCTGCTTCGCGGCGCGGCAGGCGAAGGCGTGATCGGCCTTGCCGTCGTAGTTGGAGATCGTCGTTTCGACGCGGCGCGGCGGGCAGTTCAGCTTCAGCGCGATCCGCTTGTACGACAGGCCGGCGTCCCATTCGGCCATGATCGCGCGCTCGAGCGCGGTCATGCCGGTGTAGCCGTGCGGCTCGAGGTCGACGCAGCCGGTCATGCCGCGCCGCCGTCGATCATGTGGAGGCCGAGCGCCCGGGCCCGTTCGTCCATGATCGCTTCGCCGGCGCGCTGCTCGGCGACGTCGGCCGCGGCGGCGCCGGGGGGCAGAAGATCCTCGAACCACTGGTCGACCAGATGGCGCGGCCAGCGGCTGCCGCGGTGGACGTCGCCCGAGAGCGAGCGCTTTCCGGTCGCGCGATCGCGGACGGGCAGCGGCAGCGGCTGGGGAAAGCGCGCCTGGGCGATCAGATCGCGGATGTAGGCGAGCTGCCAGTTGAGGCTGCGCGCGCGGGTGCCGTGCTGTTCCTGCCCCAGGCGCCGGACGATGTCGCCGACGCCATAGGTCGGCGGCAAGCGCACGGCCTGGACGAAGATTGGGTGGTGCATGATGCCCTCCGTTGGTTCAACGGGGGCGATTACGTAAACGAAACGCTTACACGGTCAAGCTAAAAAATAAGCGTTTCGCTTACAAAAGAGAACGTTGCAGGAACGCTTTTGCGACGAACCGAGCCAAATTTGTAAGGAAATCGCATATTTTGTGCCATTTTGGCGGTGTTTTCGCGCGATCAGCCATGCGCAGGTCAGGCAGCATCGCGGCCATTGTCGACTGGGTGGTCGCGGAAAGGCAGAAGGACGTCGGCGACGCGCTGCAGCTCGTCGCGGCCGCGATCGTCGCCGGCGCGAAATTGCTGGATCAGCGCCCATTCCTCTTCGGTAAGCGCGCGCGGATTGTCCTCGACCGGCAGCAGGTCGGCGGGGGTTACCCCCAGTGGCCCGGCAAGCCGTCGCATCCAGTCCTGGTCGAGCTTTGGCTTGCCGCGCTCGAGGCCAGACACCTGCATCTTGCTGCAGCCGACCTCATCGGCCAGCCGCTGCTGCGACCAGCCCTTGGCCAGCCGAAGTTCGCGGATACGGTTAGGATTTTCGTCCATCGCCGCGAAATGTAAAACATCTGCTGACATATAGTGAGCAATGGACCGCTTACGGGGGCTTGTCAAAATGTAAATGAAACGCTTACAAGCGCGCCATGGTTAATCTCGGTGCGCAGAAGCTCGCAAAATATCGTGGCGATGCCTCCATGGAGGCGGTCGGCGCGGAAATCGACGTCGGTCGCATGACCTGGCATGGCTGGGAGCACGGCAACCGTATCCCGTCAAAGGGGATGATGATCAAGCTGGTCGCGCTGGTCCCCGGCCTCGATGCCGGCGATTTTTATCGCGAGCCCGCGGCCGATCGTTCCGAAATCGCGCAATCGGAAGCCGCCTGATGGCCGGCGCCGATGCCCCTCGAGCGGCGGATGGTCCGGGCGTGGATGGCCCGCCGTTCGAGGGGCCGATGCATTTCGGATCGGGTTTCTGCGCGCTCGACGCGCATATCATCCTGATCCACCGCGGCGAGGTGTTGCGGATGCCGCTGGCGACGGCGATCGCGATGCGCGACGCCCTGACCCGCGCGATCGACATCCCGGTGCGCGCGGCGGAACTTGCCGCGTTCGATCGGGACAGCGGCTGATGGCCGGGCCGAAGGAAGGCGGCCGATAATGGCCGCGGGGGGAGCAGGCAAGCCGAAGCGTTTCCATCTGGACAGCGCGACGGGCGCCTATGAGAACACCGGCGAGGATCCGCTGCAGCCGATCGAGCACAAGGTCATGGACCTGTGGGATGCCGGCCTGTCCTATGACGATATCGCGCTGCGTTCGGGCATGTCGCGCACGTCGGTCATCAACATGGTCAGCTATCTGGACGATCGCCCCGATCCGCGGGACGCGGCGCGGCTGAAGGCGCAGCGCGATGCGTGCGCCGAGCTGGCCGCGCGGATCCGGCAATTCTTTCCGCACATCGCGCTGCAGTCGAAGGCCTGACGCATGGCGGGCGGGCAATCACGGCGGCCTTTGATCGAGGTCAGCGAAATCGAGACGCAGCTGGAAAAGCGGATCGAGAGCCTGGTCGGCGCACTGCTGCCCAATGCAGTCAAGATCGGCAAGGAAATGTGCGTCGGGTCGATCCATGGCGAACCGGGGCAGAGCCTGCGGATCCACGTCGGCAGCGGTTCGCGGCGCGGTTGGTGGGTCGATTTCGCGGGCGGCGATGACAAGGGCGACGCGCTGAAGCTCGTCGCGGTCGTGCGGTTCGGCGGCGACATCAAGAAGGCGGTCGCCTGGGCGAAAGGCTGGCTGGGCCTCGACGACAGCGACCCGGCGCGGGTCGAACAGGTGAAGTTGGAGGCGAAAGCGCACGCGGAGGAAAAGGCGCGCGCCGCGGCGATCGAAGAGGAAAAGGCGCGCAAGGGCGCGCGGCGCATGTGGCACAAGGCCACGCCGCTGCAGCGTGGCGACCTGGTCGACCTGTACCTGCAGCGGCGGGGCATCGATCTTGCCAGGCTGGGCCGTGCCCCGGGTGCGATCCGGTTCAATCCCGAGCTGCAATATGGCTGGGGCGACCAGTCGCCGCGGTTGCCGGCGATGGTCTCGATGATCACCAACCTGGCGGGCGAGCATATCGCGACGCATCGCACCTGGCTGAAGCCAGATGGGAGCGACAAGGCGGGGGCGGCCGAGCTGGGCCTCGACGATCGCGGGCGGCCGAACGACGCCAAGAAGGTGCGCGGCAAATATCTGGGCGGCCATATTCCGGTGTGGAAGGGCGCGCAGGCCTGCCCGCTGCGCGACGTCGCCGAAGGGACCGACGTCTATGTCAGCGAAGGCATAGAGGACGGGCTGACCGCGGCGATGGCGGATCCGTCGCTGCGCATCATTGCCATGATCGCGCTCGGCAATCTCGCCGCGCTCGAGCTGCCGCCGCAGATCGGGCGGCTGATCATCCTAAAACAGAATGATCCGCCGGGGTCGAAGGCCGACCAGGCGATGAAGCGCGCGGTGTCGCATCATCGCGCGGCGGGGCGGCGGGTCTGTTTCGTGACGCCCCCCAAGGGCGTGAAAGATCTGAACGTGCTGACTGACATGCGGGGAGCGGCCTGATAATGGCGAATGAGGGGATCGAGCAGGTACGCGCCGCGCTTGAGGATATTTACGAACCGCCGATCGACGACGACGCCGGCGACGATCAGGGCGGCGGTTTCGGGCCGCCGCGTGTCATGCCTGACGATTGCCCCGTCGTGCCGGTCGGAACGCATGACGGGATATTCTATTTCCTGACGACGCTGGGCGAGCTGCGCGGGCTGGCGGCCGACAAGGTCGCCAACAAGCATATCGTCGCGATGTTCGCGCCGGACAGCCAGTATCTGATCGATACCTGGCCACGCAAAAAGGAAGTGAAGCGCCTCGACAAGGAAACCGGCGAGGAAATCACCGAATGGATCGTGACCGGCTGGCGCCCCGACGATGTCGCGATGCTGTTGATGGACGTCGCGGCCGCCAAGGGCGTGTGGGACATGCGCGAGAAGGTGCGCGGGCGCGGCGCGTGGCTCGGCGACGACGGCGCGCTGATCCTGCATAGCGGCAACCATGTGCTGATCGACGGGGCGTGGAAGCGGCCGGGCGAATATCATGGCATGGTCTATCCGACCGCGCCCCCGGGCCCCAAACCCGCCGGCAACGGCGTCGCCGGCGTACCGGCGGCCGAGCTGGCGCCCAAGCTGGTCGCGTCCTTGCGCGCGCGCGGCGTCGAGATCGCCGACGACGTCGGCGCCGGTCCGCTGATCTTCGAGCTGATCCGCACCTGGAACTGGGCGCGCCCCGACATCGACCCGCATCTGCTGGTCGGATGGATCATGTGCGCGCCCTTCGGCGGCGCCTTCGATTATCGCCCGCTGGTCTGGATCACCGGCGACAAGGCGACGGGCAAGAGCGCGCTGCAGAAGCTGCTCGCCTATCTGCTCGGCGACGGGGGGCTGCTGCAGTCGCCGGACGCGACCGAGGCGGGCGTGCGCCAGGTGCTGGGGCAGCAATCGCTGCCGGTGGCGATCGACGAGGCCGAAGCCGACGCGAACAACAGCAAGATCCTGGCGCTTGTCCGCCTGGCGCGCCTGGCGGCGTCGTCGCAGGGCGACCTGCTGCGCGGCGGGCAGGATCACAAGGGGCACAATTTCAAGGCGCGGACCTGTTTCCTGTTCACATCGATCCTGGTCCCCCCGATTCCGCCGCAGGACAAAAGCCGCCTGGCCGTCCTCGAGCTGGGCGAGTTGCCCGGCGAGCTGCGCGAACCCGACATGGACAAGCGCGAGATCGCGGCGCTGGGTGCGCAGCTGCGCCGCGAGTTCGTCGACCTGTGGCGATGGTGGCCCAAGATGCTTGCCAGCTACAAGAACACGCTGATCGACAATGGCGGGCACGGCGGCCGCGTCGCCGACCAGTTCGGCACGCTGCTCGCCGCGGCGCACATGGTGCTGAACGCCGAAGAGCAGGACGCGAGCGAAATCTTTGCCTGGGGCGATCGCCTGTCGATTACCACGCTGGCCGAAGCGGCCGACAACGAGAGCGAAGCGGTTCTGTGCGTCCGACACCTGATGTCGACGCTGGTCAACCTGCAGGGGCATGGCACGCCGCGCCTGGTTTCGTCCTGGCTGTGGCAGGCGGCGCAGCCGGTGCCCGATTACATGATGGCAGGCACGGCGGCGGCCGACGAGGTCCACGATCTGAAGCGGGCGGCGAACAAGATGCTCGAGAAGATCGGCATGAAGGTCATTGTCGCCGGCGCCGCGAAGGCCGGGGTGGGCGACGACGGGCGGCCGAAGCCGGTGCCCGGCAGGCAATATGTCGCGATCGCGAGCAAGCATCAGGGGTTGGCGCGCCAGTTCGAGGGTGAGCGCTGGGCCGCCGGCGTCTGGTCGCAGGCGCTGAAGCGGCTTCCCGGGGCGCTGGCCAACCAGACGCAGCGGATCGGCAACGCGCCGGCGAAATGCACGCTGGTGCCCGTCGACGTGCTCGAGCTCGGCGCCGACGACGATCCGCTGGTCGAGAACGCCGCGGCCGAGATGGAGCGGGTGTGATGACAAGGCGGCCGCAGCGCGTGCAGCTATCGAACCTGCGCGATTTTCGCCTGCCCGACAACAGCGTGCGGGTGCATCGCGGGACCGAATGGGAAAATCCCTATTGGGTCGAGCGCGATCCTGAAGATGGCGGGCCGCTTCTGCTCGGCCCCGGTGCGCGGTTGATGAACTATGTCGGCGACTGGGCAGACGATCCTACGACGTGGGCCAATGTTCATTCGCGCGCGCTCGAGCTGTTCCGGCGCGACATCGAGGGGCGCGACCTGTCGGCGCTGCGCGGCAAGAATATCGCCTGCTGGTGCCCGATCGGCCATCCCGATTGTCATGGCGAGATCTATCTGCAGCTGGCGAACGCGCCGGCGGGCGAGCAGGGCGCGCTGCTGTGAAGTGGCGCGCGATCGTCATGGCGCCCTGGGCATGGTTCGGCCTGCTGCGCACGGTCGACCGCCGCGACGTCATTCACGCGATCGGCGATGAGCGGGTGTCGAAGCGTCGGCGCCGGCGGTTGAGAGGGAAGGGACGGTGAGCGCAGCTGGACGTCTGGATATTCGGAAGCAATTGCTTTTTGTCGCCTTGGAGGGCGAAACAATCGTCACCCTCGATGGCATTGCCGCGACGGCCCGCTGCTCAACGCAGTTTGCGGCGCGTGAGCTGAAGCGACTAGGTTGGTGAAAGGTTTCCGGCGGATATCGGCGGCCGCAAAGCTACGGACCTGAGCGATAGCACTCTATCTGCTTGCCCTGATGTTCCCATAATGTTCTACGCTCGCGCGATGCTGCGCGAGTCGGTCACGCTCAAGGATCTCGACGATCGGCACCAGGACGTGCGCGCCTGGTGCTTTGCGTGCGCGCGCGGCACGGTGATCGACAGCATCATCTGGCAGCGCTTCGCGGCGCGCGGTTGGCCGCAGGATCTGGCATCGGCGGCGGCGCGCTTCACCTGCAGCGCGTGCCGATCGGCCAATCATGTCGCGCTCTATCCGACGCGTCGGCCGCCGGCGCCGCCGAACGCACCTTCGCTCCTGGTCGAGCGTTTTTTCTTCGATGTCCGCAGCCTTCGCAAGAAGCGCGATCCGATCGCCGAGCGCGCGATCGCGCGACTGGTCGATCAGTGGCGCCGGCGTTGACCGCCCCGACCCCGTTGTGGCAGCTAGGCGACGCAGCTGCAGGGGATGGCCGATGTCGACGAGCTCGAGCAACGCGGGACCATTTGAGGCCTATCAGGGCGAGGAAGTAGAAACGGCGCCGGTCAAAGCAGCGGGGCATGAAGAACAAGAACCCGCCAGCATGATTGCTGTTGCAGCATTGCTATTAATCGCGGCGTTACTTGCGTTCTTCGCGTGGCGTCGCCGATCTAAATAGCTTCAGCGGCCAGCGGCGCGTCCCGTTCGATCTTTAGATCGATAAGGGATGCGGCGCGGTGCGGCCGCTGTCCTTCCGATCTTCCCCTTCGCGGCCAGGCGCGCGCAGCGCGCCGGTGCGGCCGCGTCATCATCGTCTTTCCCTCTCCCGATCGCCCCGACCCGGTCGCCGGGCAGTCAATCGATCCATATCGCTTGCGCCCCTACCCCTTTCGGTGCATGCAAGAGGCCGAGGGGCGGCGCGGGTGTCTGTTACCGCCTGGGTGAGGGGTGGTAACGCCCTTGGTAACGGCGAAAAGTAACGCCGATCTATCTGAAATCGCTAATAAAATTGCGCGCGTTACCTCGTTACCGCCTTCGCGCGCGTGTCATATGCATGCGCGCACGCGCGGGCGCGCGCACGTATAGGGATAGGGATATAATCGGTAACACTGGTAACATATATCTATTTTCCTTAATTATCATAGCTTTAGGCGTTACCTTTTGGCGTTACCTCCGCTTTCCCGCATTGGTAACGAGGTAACGCTCGGTCGCGATCGCGCGCCGTCGCCTATTTGGAGCAGCCCGCGCCGCTCATGTTAGCCGCTTCGCCTCTTGGTCAATCTAGGGGTGATTTGGGGTGTCGAGCGCGGGCGAGGCGGGCGTTTTTTCCGGCGATGGCGACGGCGGCCGCGCCGCGATCGATGCGGCGCGGCGCGAGTTCGACCAGGCGCGCGAGCCTGCGCCGCAGCTGCCGCTGATCGCCGATGGCGACCTGCCGCCGGTGCCCGACCTCGCCGAAAGCGACGCCTATGTGTCGCTCCCCGACGCCGCCGAGATCCTGCAGCTGCAGATGGCGAACGGCGGTGACCTGCACCGCGCCGTCCAGGAGCACCGCCGGCTGAAGGGCGAGGGTGGGCGCAAGCCGGGGTCGAAGAACCGCCAGAACCGCGCCTTTCAGGAGTATCTGCTGCAATTCGGGCCGCAGCCTGGGGTGACGCAAATGCGGTTCCTGGGGCGACCGGTCGAGCAGCTGGCGGCCGAGCTCGGATGCTCGAAGCTCGAGGCCGCGCAGCTGCAGATCCGCTGCGACGACAACCTGCTGCCCTATTTCGCGTCGAAGATGCCGGTGGCGGTCGCGCATCGCTTCGAGGGCGACGTCACGATCAACTTCTTCGACGGCGCGACCGGCATGATCGACGGGGGCGAGCTGCTGCCCGAGAGCGCCGATGGCGACCTGTTCGGCGGCATGGGCTTCGCCGATGCAGAAACGGCGGATTTCTGCGCCTCTCCGAGCGACGATGAAGAGCGTTCGGAATGACAATTTCGGAACGGGCAGCGCATCGCATTGATAAAGCGCGGCAATCTGGCCCGTCCCTTCAGGTTTCGCACCTTCACGCTGGCCGCACCCCCGGGGGCCTTTCCCTGGGCCGATCGGAGCGCCACCCCCCGCCCCCCCCCAGCGGCCTTTCGGTTCTCGCTCCGGGGGTCGCGCCCGAGACATTCCACGTTTTTGGGCCGATCGGCGGCAGCATGGCGGACGCCAGCGGCGATTTTCGTCGCCTCGACCACTTGGTCGCATCGGCGAAGGCTCCCGCCGGCGTATCGGGTAGGGGTAAGACTGCTTCGGCGCGCGAACCCGGGGCCCGACCAATGGGGTCGGGGGCATGACGGCGGCGATCAGGCAGATGAAGCCGGTGGGGCCGAAGGCATCAGCCTTCATCGCGAGCACGGCTTTCATCACCGGCATAATGGGGCCCGTCGGCGGTGGCAAGACGGTTGCAGGCATCGCGCGATGTTTTCGCCTGGCGCACGCGCAGCGGCCGGTTTGGGACGAGGGCCGGCGCTGCTACGTCAAGCGCTGCCGCATCGCCGCGGTGCGCGACACCTATCCGAACCTCGACCGCACGCTGATCAAGACCTGGCACCAATGGGTACCGAAGGAAATCGGCAAATGGTCGGGCGAGGCCCCGCGAACCCACAATTTCACGATCAATGTCGGCCGCCCGGGCCAGCGCGGCTTTCACCAGATCGACATGGAGATGATCTTCACCGCGATCGGCGACCACAGCGTCGAGGACGTGCTGCGCGGCTTCGAGCTCACCGGCCTGTGGGGCAACGAATGGGATCTGCTTCCGCCCGATCTGCTCGAGTTCGGCGTCGGCCGTGTCGGCCGCTATCCCGCCGAGGTGCAGGGTGGCTGCTCGCTCGCGCAAATCTGGGGCGATTTCAACGCGCCGGACGAAGACAATCACATGTATTCGCTGTTCGTCGACAAGAAGATCGATCCCGAGCTCGCGGCGGCGATCGCAGAAGAGACGGGCGGGGAGCAAAAGCTGATCGAGTTTTTCGAGCAGCCCGGCGGCATGGATCCCGGCGCCGAGAACCTCCACAATCTGAAGGGCGGCCGAAACTATTACATCAAGCAGGCCGCGCTGATGTCGCCCGACAAGAAACGGCGCATGGTCGACAACAAGTTCGGCGCGGTGCGCGACGGGATGCCGGTCTATCCCGAGTTCAGCAATACAAGGCATGTCGCGGAAGCGCCACTCGAGCCGATCCGGGGCTTGCCGTTGCGGATCGGCATCGATGCCGGACTGACGCCGGCGGCCGTGATCGGCCAGCATACCAAGTTCGGCCAGACCCGGCTAATAGCGGAGCTCGCGACCTTCCTTGAGGAAGATGACCAGCTCGCGTCGGTCGGACCAACGGCGTTTGGGGAGGCGCTCGCAGACCTGCTGGCCAGCCGGTTCCCAGGTTTCCCGGTTGAATTTGCGTTTGTCGACCCTTCGGCGGCGAAGGGTGTCGACGGTAGCGGCAACGAGCTGTCGTGGCTGCAGATCGCGGCGCGCGTGTCGAAGCTGAAGATCCGACCCGCGCCGGTTCCTAACAACGACCTGACAATCCGCCTGGAGGCGGTGCGGCGCCCGCTGACAAAGACGATTGAAGGCGGCCAGCCTGCCCTGCTGATCTGCCCGACGCTGAAGATCCTGCGGCGCGGCTTCAACAGCGGGTACAAATTTCGCCGCACGATGATCGCCGGAAAAGAAGGGCGATACGAAAATAAGCCGGTCAAGAACCAGTACAGCCACGTTCACGATGCCGCGCAGTATCTGATGGTCGGCAGCGGCTGGGGCCGCATTTCGGGTGCGGCGGTGGGTGGCGGGCGTGCCGACTATTTGGAGCAGGGCGGGCGGAGCGTCGTAACGGTCGACGCCGATTACGATCCGTTCGGAGGATAACGCCATGTCCGGTGTAGCCAAAGCCCTGATCTCGCCGCTCGGCGCCGCGGTCGGCCTGTTCAAGAAACCCAAGATCCCCGCACCGGCGCCTGCGCCGACGCGCGACGATGCCGCCCGCGCGGCGATGAAGGAAGACAGCCTTCGCAAGCGCCGCGGCGGCGCCGCGGACATTCTGACGGGCGCCGGCGGGGCCGAGGCCGCGGCCACCGGCGTCAAAACCCTCGTCGGCCAATAGGAGCCTGACATGACCGACACGAAACCGACGCCGGCGCCGGCGGCCGATACCGCCAAGGATGACGCCAAGGCCGCTGCAGCCGATGCCGCCGCGAAGCGTGAGGGCTTTGCCGATGCCGCCGCAAAGGTCGCCGCGACGAAAGCCGCCGCGGCGAAGCCGCGCAAACCCCGCGCGCCTGCGAAACCGCAGCTGGACGCGGCCGCTTCGATCGCGAAGCTGAAGGCCGGTGCGGCCGAGGTCATCAATGCCGCGGTCGAAAAGGGCGACGAGCTCACAGTCGCGCTCGGCAATGAGCGCGGTCCCGCGAAAGTGATCGAGCCGCTGCCCGCGCCGCTCGAGCCGAACCCGGTTCGGCGCGGCGGCAAGTGGCAGGTATCGCGCCCGATCGTCCACAACACCCACACGCTGCCCCGAACGACGCAGTTCACCCATGTGTGGCTGATGAACGGGCAACGCCCGCTGGACGTCAACGAGCTCGGTTCGCCGGTCGGTCTGAACCCGGGCCAGCAGCTCGAGTTCAAGCGCGGCCAGCTGACCTTCGGCTGATAGCGGAACGGGGCGCGCGATGAGCGAGACGGAGATCGTCGAAGAGATCCTGCAAAAGCAGATGGAGCTCGAGAGCGATCGCGCGCCCTGGGAGCCGATCTGGCGCGAGGTCGATGAACGGGTCAACCCGATCGGCGAAGGCGGCTTTACCGAAAAGTCGAAGGGAGCGGTGCGCGGCACGACGATCTTCGATCATACCGCCTCGCTAGGCCTCGATCGTTTCCAGGCCGCCTACACCGGCATGGTGATCCCGCGCGGGGAGCGGTATCAGCATGTCGTTTCGACCAGTGCCGCGCTCAATGAATTGCCCGCTTTCCAGCGCTGGGCCGAGTTGGCGACCGACCGGCTGTTCGCCGCGCGATATCGCCCCGCCGCCGGCTTCGAGCCCGAGGCCGGGATGAACGTCCGTTCGATCGGCAGCTATGGCAATGGTCCATTCTGGACCGATCATCGCCCCGGCCACGGCCTGTTCTACAAGGCGCTTCACCTGTCCGAGGTGTATGTCGACGAGGATTTCACCGGACGCATCGACACGGTGCATCGCAAGTTCAAGCGCACCGCTCGCCAGGCGCGCCAGATGTTCGGGCCCGACAATCTGTCGGCGGGGATCCTAAAGGCGATCCGCGACAACAAGCTCAGCCAGGAATTCACTTTCCTCCACGTCATCCGCCCTCGCGCCGAGCGCGACCCCAGCCGCTTCGATTTCCGGCGCCTGCGCTTCGAGAGCCGCTACATTTGCGTCGAGGACAAGATGCAGCTGCGCGAGGGCGGCTATAACAGCATGCCGATCGCCTTCTCGCGCTATGTCACCGGGCCGCGCGAACGATATGGCCGATCCCCAGCGATGCAAGTCATGGGGTCGATCCGCACCGTCAACGAGATGATGAAGACGCTGTTGCGGGCAGGCCACAAGGCGGTCGATCCGCCGCTGCTGACGCCAGAGGACGGCGTTCTGTCGAGGATCCAGACGAAGCCTGGCGGGATCAACGTCGGCGGGCTCGGCTTCGATGGTCAGCCGAACGTCGTTCCGCTGCAGACGGGCGGCAATCTGCCGATCGGCATGGAGCTGCTCAACAATGAGCGCGAGCCGATCCGTGATGCATTTCTCGAAAAGGTCTGGTCGCTGGTGCTCGAGCGTCGCGATCGGATGACCGCGACCGAAGTGCTCGAGCTGACGCGCCTGCAGGGAATGTTGCTCGCGCCGAGCGCAAGCCGCGGCGAAACCGAATGGCTGTCGCCACAGACCGAGCGTGAGCTCGAGATCCTGCTCGACGTCGGCGACATTCCGCCGCCTCCCCCCGAAATGGAAGAGGAAGGGGCGAGCATCAAGCTGGTCTATGACAATCCGCTGACCCGCGCGGCCCGGGCGGAAGAGGCGATCGGTTTCGGTCGTTTCGTCGAAATGCTGACCCCGGCGGCGTCGATCGCCGGCGCCGAGGTCTATGACGTCGTGAATTGGCAGCGCGCCCCGCGCGAGCTCGCGAAATCGCTGGCGATCCGTCAGGCGTATCTGTCGACGCCCGACGAGGTCGCGGCGAAGGGCGAGGCCCGCGCCGAACAGCAGGCCGCGCAGTCGGCGATCGCGCAGCTGGTCCAGGGCAGCCAGGCCGTGAAGAATTTGTCGGCCGCGCGCGGCGAGGAGACGGCTGTTGGCATCTGACCCCGTTGCGCCGGATTTTCTCGAGCTGGTGCAGAAATCGTGGAACGCCCGCCGGGCGCTGCATTACCAGCGCGTCTTTCTGGACAATGACGGCACGGTGAGCCTGTCGGGCCGCAAGGTGCTGGCCGACCTGCGCAAATTCTGCCGGGTCGACCGTTCGACGTTTGAAGCGGATCCGCGCGTCCACGCGCTGCTCGAGGGGCGGCGTGAGGTCGCGCTGCGGATCCTGACCATGATCGGTTTGAAGGGCGAGGATCTCGCCCCATTTGTGGAGGTGAGCGATGAGTGATGGTGCGGGGGCGGCAGCGGCCGCCGGCGGCGAGGGTGAGGCGGGGGGCGGCGCGGCTGCTGCAGGGGGCGGCGCCGCGGCGCTGCTCGGCGGGCAGGGCGGCGAGGCGGCAGCCGGCGCCGGCGGCGGCGGCGAGCAGGCCGGGCAGGGCGGCGGCGAAGCTGCCGCGGCCGAATGGCTCGGCATCTTCAGCGACAAGGCCGCCGGTGAAGGGCAGACCGCATCCCGCGACTGGGTGAAGTCGAAGGGCTTCAAGGATCCCGACGCGATGGTGTCGAGCTATCGCGAGCTCGAGGGCAAATTCCTGTCGGGCGACAAGATTGTTCTCCCGAAGGAAGGCGACGGCGCCGAGGTCGTGGAGGCATTTCACAAGGCGATCGGGCGTCCCGACGCGGCCGACGGTTATGACCTGAAGCTCGGCGAGGGCGAGGAAGTCAACGAGGATCTCGCAAAGGTCATGCGCGAAGCGGCGTTCAAGGCGGGTGTTCCCGCCAGCATGTTTGCCGCCATGGCCGAGCCGTTCAACGCCTATATGCGCGATGTGCTTCAGAACCACGAAGCCGCCCAGGTGCAGCAGCGCGAAGCCGGTGTGGCCGAATACAGGACCGAGGTCGGCGACAAGTTCAACACTCACATCGCCGCGGGCAACAAGGCGATGCGGCTGCTCGAGCTGTCGGGCGAGGATATCGCCGGCATCGAGCAGGGGCTCGGCACGAAAAAAACGCTCGCGCTCTTTGCCAAGCTCGGCATGGGCATGGGCGAGGACATCCTGCTCGACGCCGGCGGGCGGCCGAAATTCAGCCTCTCGAAAGAGGAAGCGCAGGCCAAGCTCGATATGCTGGGTAAGCAGGAAGGCTATCTCGAGAAGCTCAAGAGCGATCCCAAGCTGAAGGCCGAGCGCGAGCACCTGCTGACTATCGTCGCGTCGGCGGAAGCGCGTGAGCGCGAGGCTCGAGGCTAGCCGACTATTTGGAGCAGGGGTGGCATGTAGCGTTATGCCGCCCCTGTCTGACAAGCCGGTGCGCGATCGCGCCGCCAGGCCCGGACTAGGGGGCATGAGAATGGCCCCGTCCAGCGGGACGTCACCCGCCAGAGAGGCCCGGCCCTAGCGGCTGACAAGCCCTTCGCAAATTCCTGAAATTTACGGAGGCAACCATGTCCCAGTTCGTAACGCAGATGCACCGCACCAAGTACAACGACAGCGTCAAGCTGGCGCTGCAGCAGAAGGACAGCCGTCTGCTGAAGACGGTTACCGATATCGATGGCAGCGGTGAGCTGCTCAAGATCGACGATCTGATCGGCGAGGCCGATTATTACAAGAAGACGTCGCGGCACGAAGACACCAAATATGTCGACACCCCGCACGATGGCCGCTGGCTCGCGATGCCCGACCCGATCGTCTATTCCGACCTGGTCGACAAGGAAGACAAGCTCGCTTCCGGTATCGAGATCGAGGGCAAGTATGTGAAGGCCGGCGCCGCGGCGATCGCGCGTGGTACCGATGCCGAAATCATCACCGGGATCTTCAGCGTCGCCCAGACCGGTCTGAAGGGCACGATCCTGACCCCGTTCGACAACAACAATGTCGTGCCGGTCAACGAGGGCGGCGGCGGCAACGTCGGCCTGACGATCAAGAAGCTGAATGCCGCGAACGAAATCCTCCGCGCCAACGACGTCGATCTCGACGAAGAGGAGCTGTGGATGCCGATCACGGCAAAACAGAACAGCGACCTGCTCGCCCAGATCGAGACGGTGAACAAGGATTACGGCGCCACGGGCATGGAAATGACCAACGGCATGGTCCGCAAGCTGTTCGGCTTCAATTTCGCGCACATCGAGCTGTCGAACCCTCGCCTGAAGGAAGCGGCCGCCCTCACTCTCACCGGCGGCGGCTATCGCAAGGTGCCCTTCTATTCGAAGACGGGCATCGTCGCGGCCTTCTGGGAGCGGCAGTTCGACAGCGTCGACCAGCTGCCGACCAAGCATTTCTCCGCGCAGGTCTATGCCCGCCGCCAGGTGGCCGCGACCCGCAGCGAGGAAGGCAAGGTCGGCTACATCGAGTGTCTCGAGGCGTAGGCCTGGGTCGCACCGGGCGGGGCGCCGTTTCGGCGGCGTCCCCCAAGTGTTCCACTTTTCAAGGATAGCAAATCATGGCTAATACCTACTCTCGCGAAACCGCCGCCTCGCTGGGCGCCGCCGCTTACGCAAAGTCGGACGGGCGCGTGCTCCAGGCGAAGCTGAAGCGCCTGCGCGCGACCATCGACTATGACGGTCAGGCCAACGGCGACACCATCACGCTCGGCAAGCTGCCGCCGGGCGCCTCGTTCGCGTTTGGCGTCATCACCGCGAAGGCGACCTTCGGCGCCGCCGCCACGCTCGCGATCGGTGTCGTCGGTGACGCGACGGCGTTCCGCGCCGCCGCCATCTTCACCGCGGCGGACACGCCCACGTTGTTCGGTATCGCGGAGGACATCGCCGCGGCCCCGTTCACCGAAGAAAAGACGGTGATCGCGACCGTCGGCGCCGCAGCGGCCCCGAACAGCGCCGACTACCTTGTCGTCGATATCTTCTACTCCGACGCCGTCTGACCTTGCCAGGCGCGTCCGGGGCGGCGGTTACACCTCCCGCCGCCCCGGTTTCGCCGTCGAGGTGTGCCGAGGGGTGATATGGATCGCGTCGAGATTTCCAACCTTGCGCTGTCGAAACTAGGCGAAGACGATCAGCTGATCGATCCCGACGACGACACCAAGCCCGCGCGATCGATCAAGGCGGTCTGGAACAGCGTCCGCGACGCGGTGCTCCGGCGCCACCTGTGGAATTTTGCGATGAAGCGCGTCAAGCTGTCGCGCCTGAACCCCGCGCCGATCTTCGGTTTCGCCCACCAGTATCAGCTCCCCGACGATTTTATCCGGCTCGACATCGACGCGCTCGACACATGCGTTATGCGCAAATGGTCGCTTGAGGGCAGCCGCCGCCTGCTCTGCGACGCCCCCGGGCCGATCGAGGTCCGCTATGTCGCGCGCATCGCCGAAACCGGAGACTGGGACGCGCTGTTCGTCGAGGCCTTTGCCTGCCGCCTGGCGTACCAGGTCGCCGATCGGCTGACCGGCGATCGCGGCCGCAAGCAGGATTGCTATTCGGCCTATGTCGCCGCGATCCGCGAAGCGACGGGCGTCGATGGCCGCGAAAACCCGCCCGTCGACCTGATGGACAGCAGCTGGGTCACCGCCCGCGATGAAGGGGGGCCGTCCTACCCGGGCAGCTATACAGGCTGATGGGCACCACGGCGTACCGGCTGCAGGACAGCTTCAACGGGGGCGAGGTGTCGCGCCGGCTGCAGTCGCGGCCGACGCTGTCGATCTATAACATCGCGGCGGCCGAGATCCGCAACATGGCGGCGTCGGTCGAGGGCGCGATCGTCAAGCGGCCGGGCACCTGGTATCGCGCGGCGGCGCTCGCGTCGTCGACCTGGCTGACGCCCTATGCGTTCAACGCGACCCAGGCCTATGTGCTGGTGTGGAGCGAGGGCGCAATCCGCTTCGTCACGAACAATGCGCTGCTCGAGGTCGCCGGCGTTCCGGTCGAGGTCGCCGTGCCCTATACCGCCGCCCATGCACCGAGCGTCTGGCGCTGGAAATCGTTCGATACCCAGTATCTCGCGCATGGCAGCTATCCCTTCGCGTCGCTGAAGCGCACGGCGGCCGATGCCTTCACCTATCAGGTCGAGACGCTGAAGGGCGGGCCGTTCGGCGACATCAACCAGGACGAAACCAAGACCCTGACCGTGACCGGCGTGCTGACGGTCGGCGGCGCCGTGTCGGTCGAAGCCAATACCAATCGCTTCAATGCGAACATGGTGGGCGGGCACATCCTGGTCGAGGCGGCCGATTTTGCCGATGTGATGGCCTGGCAGACCGGCGTCGACGGGATCGTCGCCGGCACTCTCCGGCGCAGCGAGGGCCGCGTCTATGAGGCGCTGAGCGGCACGCGCACCGGAACCGAGGCGCCCTTTCACCTGCGGGGCGACCAGTGGGACGGCGACAATATCGGTGAGGACATCAACGGCAAGGGTCCGTTCGGGGTCAAGTGGCGCTATCGTCACGATCGATACGGCATCGTGCGGATCACCGGCTATACCGACGCCAACACGCTGACCGGCGTCGTGGAGCGCGCAATCCCGTTGTCGCTGGCTGCCACCCCTACCTTTCGTTGGGCGAACAGCCTGTTTTCGGCCGATGCGGGCTTTCCCCAGCTTTGCTGCCTTTGGCGCGGCCGTCTGTGGCTGTTCCGCGATTTCGAGCTCGCGGGCAGCGTGTCGGCCTCTTACCGCGATTTCAGCGAGTTCGACGAGAGCGGGGCGCCGCAGCCCGACCAGGCCATCCGTCTGCGCATGGACATTCCCGATCGCGCGCTGTGGGTGCGCCCCGATCGCCAGGCGATGATCATCGGCACGTCGAGCGGCGAGTATGCGATCGGCCCGATCAATCCGAGCGAGCCCATTGCGGCCGACAATCTGCAGATCGTTCCCCAGAGCGGTCATGGTTCCACGCAGGTCGAGCCGCTCGGTACCGCCGCCGAGCTGATCTTCGCCCAGCGCGGCGGCCGCAAGCTGCGCGCGGCGACCTATGATTTCGGTCAGGATCGCTATCTGGCCGACAATATGACGTTGTGGGCGCGGCAGATCACGCGCGGCGGCATCCGTCAGCTCTGTTACCAGGCCGAGCCCGAAGAGCAGCTCTGGATGCTGAAAGGCGACGGCACGGCGGCGTCGCACCCCTATAATCCGGCGCAGGACACGAAGGGATGGTGCCCGTCGCTTTCGATCGAGGAAGCTACGATCGAAAGCATGGTGTCGGTGCCGTCGCCCGATGGTCAGCGCGACGATGTCTGGCTGTTGGTCGACCGCGACGGCGAAAAGTCGCTCGAGCAGCTCGCCGACTGGTGGGATGAAGAGGCGGGTCTTGTCGCGCAGGACGGGTGCCACCTCGACAGCGCGCTTGCCTATGACGGCGCGCCCGCCACCGTGTTCGGCGGGCTTGATCATCTGATCGGAAAAGAGGTCGGCATCCTGGCCGACGGCGCCGAGCTGCCGGTGCAAACCGTCGACGAAACCGGTTCGATCACGCTCACAGCTGCGCGCAGCCGGGTGACGGTCGGCCGCCTCTATACCGCTACCTTCACGACATTGCGCCCCGACGTTCCGCTGCGCGACGGATCTTCGATCGGCCGCATCAAGCGCGTTATCGGCCTGGTTGCCAGCCTGCTCGACAGCTTCGGTGTCCGTGCCGGCGACCGCGGCGGCAAGCTCGATCGCCTGGTCAATCGGGCGGCGACGGACCCGATGGACAGCGGCCCGTCGCTGTTTTCCGACTGGACCGAGGCAAAGGCGATCGGCGGCGGTAACAGCCGGCGCGGGCAGGTGACGCTCGAGGATCGATCGCCCTTCCCCTGGGTGCAGCCGGCGCTGATCAAAAAACTCGACATAGGTGAACAATGAGGGTCGAGATCCGCGCTCTCCTGCCGCTCGACGTGCTGGCGCTCGACCGCCTGCCGAATGTCGAGGGGCAGTTCGGGATCTACGAGCCGATCAAGAATATCGCCCACGGCCTCGAGCTGCAGGCGATGGGCCCCGCGTGGACCGCGGTCGGCGAGGACGGCACGATCTTGTGTTGCGCCGGTTTCGGTCAGGTCTTTGCCGATGTGCAGGCATCGGCCTGGGCGCTGTTCAGCCGCGAGTTCGCGACCAGCGCGCGCGCGCAGGCGGCTGTGATGCGCTTCATGCGCGACCGGATCGCCGAGGGGCCGTGGCGGCGGATCGAAGCGCTTTGCCGCGATGCCTATCCCGCGGAAGGGCGCTGGTTGGGGCGCGTCGGCTTCAGCCGCGTCGCGCTGCTGCGCGCATGGGGGCCGCATAGCGAGGATTACTGGCTTTTCGAGAGGGTGAACTGATGGCGCAAGCCGCAATTCCATTGATGGCCGCGGGGGCCCTGGTGAAGACGGTCGGCGGCCTGCAGGCCGCGAGCCACAATGCGCAGGTCGTTCGGGCCCAGGCGCAGGAAGAGCGCCAGCTGGGCGTCGCGGAGGTCGAGAAGATCCGGGCGAGCGCCCGCGCCGCCATGGGGCGCCAGATCATGGGGATCGCCGAAAGCGGCTTTCAGCCGGGCACCGGATCGGCGCGCACGGCGATCGAGGAGAGCCTGATCAATCGCGAGCTCGACATCATGCTGTCGCGGCGCACCACGGAAGGTCGCGCGCGCGGGCTCGACATGCAGGCAAAGCAGATCAAGCGCACGGCAGTTTTCAACGCGGTCGAGGGGCTGATCGGCGCCGCAGGGCAGATCGCCGGCTATCGTTCGGATTATTCCGCCGCGGGCAAGGCCGGCGGTTATGACGTCGGCAAGTCGAGCAACGTGGTCGACCCGCGCCGCTATGGTCAAAATCCCGATCCGATGGTGAAGTACTGATGGCGAGCCAACCGATGTTCGGCGGATATTCGTCGCAGCTGCAGCCGCAGCGCACGGCGACCGCGTTGCCGACCGCGACCCCTGAAGATTATGGCGCAGGCATCGGCGACGCGCTGCAGCGTGCGGGCGGCCTTGCGGGCCAGATCGCTGTTTCCGATCGCAAGCTCGAAACCGAGCGCGAATATGATCGGCAGACCACCGACGCGATGGTGCGCTGGGCCCAGATGAAGGAAGCCTATGGCGTCGCCGAGAACGAGGCGCGCGTCAACGCGCCTCCCGGCGCCGCCGGTTTTGCTAAGGACATGACGGCGATCGCCGACAAGCAGGGCGAGGAATTTCTCGGCGGGATCCAGCACGAGGGTTTGCGCCAAGCCTATCAGCAGCGGTTCGCCGAGTGGCGATCCGAACGGGCGACGACGGCCGATGCTTTCGAGCGCGGCCAGACAGCCAAGCTGATGGCCGACCAGATGGACGTGTCGGCCGACATCATCGCGAACAGCCTGCGCGGAAAGCCGCTGACCGACTATATCGAGGCGCTCGCGGATATCGAGACAATGGAAGCGCCGAAAGGCGTTCCCGGCGCCGCCGTGCTCGAATGGCGCCGCGGCGCCGCGCAGAAGGCGACAGTGAGCTGGCTGCGCGGGCAGGAGCCCGAGATGCGCAAGGCGATGCTCGACAGCCATACCTATGACGCGCTGTTGACCGCCGAGCAGATCGAGGGGCTCGGTAACGAGGCGGACAGCGATATCCGGCGCAAGCAGGTCGAGGCGGAGGCGGCGGCGCGCGCGGCCAAGGCCGACGCGATCGAGAAGATCGACGACGTGCGCGATCGCATCACGAACGGCTATGCGGTCACCGACGAGGAATATGCCGAGGCGACGGGGCTTGCCGAGCAATTTGATCTGAAGGACAGGCTGCGCGACCTGCGCGAGGGGGCGACGGCGAAACAGGTCAACAAGGAATGGCAGAACGCGACGCCGGCGCAGATCGACGCGCGCGTGAAGGTGCTCGACGCCGAAATCGCCAAGGCCGGTGAAAAGGCACCGCAGGCTTTGGTCGCCGAGCGCAAGGCGCTCACCGATCTGCTCTCCACCCGCACGGACCAGGTCAAGAAGGATCCGCTCGCCGCGGGGGCAGCCATGGGGATCGCCATCGGCCCGGTTGATTGGGCCGATCCGAAATCTGTTGCCGCGCGCCGCCAGGCGGCCGACGCAACGGCGCGCGCGATGGGGGTGCCGGCGAAATATCTGACTGACGAAGAGGCCGAGCAGCTGGGTGCGAATGCGTCGACGCCAGCTGGGCAGCTCGCGGTCGCGCGCCAACTTCGCCAGCTGGGCCCCGTCGCCGCCAAGGCGGCGGCGGGCCAGGTGCTGCCCGGGGACAGCCTCTTCGCCTATTCGATGGGTTTGCGTCCCGAGGTTCAGCAGGGGATTTTTCGAGGCAAGGGGCTGCGCAAGGAATATCCGGTCGCGGCGAAAGAAGCGCAGCAGATCTGGCGCGAGACAACGGGGAACGCTCTTGCCTCGATGCCGGCAGCTTCGCGCGAGGCCGCCTATCTGTCGGCCGTGGAGCTCTATCGCCAGTCGGCCTCGAGCAAGGGCAAGGACGAGTTCGACCCGGCCTTGTTCCGGGGGGCGGTGCGCGAAGCGCTCGGCGGCAATGTCAACGGCCGAACCGGCGGCGTCGGCGAGTGGAACGGCGCCAAGTTTCTGTTGCCGCCGACGATGTCGCAACAGCAGTTCGACGCCCGGCTGGGCGCATACAAACCGTCGCGCGCTTACCGCGGCGACAAGAGCCGCATCGGTGGCGACGAGTTACGCCAGCGCTTTTCGCCCGTCATGCAGCCGAACGGCAAATATCGCTTTGTCAGCGGCCGCGGCGAATATGTCGTGATCGAGGATGGCCGCACCCCGCTCGAGCTCGACGTGATGAAGCTCGGTCTGCCTGCAGCGCCGCCTGCGGCGGCCCGGGCTGCCGGGGCGAAACCCAAAGGCCCCGTCTATGTCGCGCCGCCTGCGCCCGATATTCAGGGACCGAAATCGGCCTATGAGGGGCTGTAGCGATGGCGAGCAGTCCGTTCGGCGCCTATGAAGGCGAAGAGATCGATCTGGCGCCGGTGCGCCCCGACAGCGGGGCGCCGTCGACGATCGGGCAGACCTATCAGGCCGCGCGCGAGTTGCAGGCCGCGGACAACAGCAATTATCAGGACCTGCTGTATGACGAAGCGTTCGGATCCACGCTTGCCGCGGTAAACGCGGTTCGTCGGCAACAGGGGCTGCCGATGTTTCTGCCGCCCTCGATGGGCAAGATCAGCCGCAACGTGCAATTGAGCAAGGCCACGCCGACGAACGTCTATGCCGCCGCCGGGATGCTCGAGGATGGTTCGCGCGAGCAGGTCGCCGATGCGCTGGTCGCCGAGGTGCAGCGGATCCGGCAGGCGCAGCCCGGCTTCCTTTCGGACCTGCCCGGAACGCGCGAACAGATCCTCGCCCCTTATATCGCGCGCGACCGTTCGCAGCGCGCGCGCGCGCGCGGTGTCATCGAACGCAGCGAGGGGGTCAGCGGCACGGCAGCGTCGATCGCCGGCGGCGTCACGAAGGCGATGGAAGATCCCTACAACATCATGACGATGCCGATCGGCGGCGGCGGCAAGACGGTGCTGGGGATCGCGGCGCGCGAGGCGCTGGTCGGCGGATTGACCGAAGTGCTGCAGATCCCGACCATGGCCGAAAATCGCGAGCTGCTCGGCGAGCAACTGACGGCGGGCGAAGCTGCACAGAATATTCTTTATGCAGCCGGCGGTTCGGCCTTCCTGTCCGGTCTGATCGCGGCGGGCGGAAAATATGGCGGGCGCGCGTTCGACGCGCTGACACCAGTCGAAAAGAAAATGGCGCGGGCGCTCGAGGCGGCGCAGATCACCTCGCCAACCCAGCTCGAGCGCGAGGTGATCGGTCAGATCCTTGGCGGCCTCGACGATGCCGACCTTGTCGGCTTGTCTCGCCAGGTCGGCGCCGGCGGCGATCCGAACGTCGCCGCCGGTGCGGCCGCGATCGGGCGCCAGGCGGAAATCGATGCCGGCAACCCCTATATTGCCGGGTCGGGCGACACCTATGCCGACCGGCTTTCGCTCGCGCTCGAGAGCGTGCTGCGAACGACCGAGATCCCGGACTATGCTGCCGCCGCCGCGCGCGCCGGTGGCGAACCGCCGCTTGGCGGCCGTGCCGCCATATCGCCGCGCGGGCTGGACGGCCCCGGCGGTCCGGTCAATCCCGAAGCGCTGAAGGCCGCCATCCGCGGGCCGGAGAGCGGCGGCGACGACGGCGCGACGAACCGGATGGGTTCGTCGGCGAGCGGGCGATACCAGTTCGTCGAGGGGACGTTCAAAAGCTATTACCGCAAAGTCTATGGCGGCGGCGCGGCGGCGGCCGATGCCGCTTGGAAAAATCAGCGGTTCGATGTCACGGTGCAGGAACGGCTGATGGATGCGCTGATCGCCGACAATGCGGCGACGCTGCGACGCGCCGGGATCGATACGACGACGGGCAACATGTACGTCATGCATGTCCTGGGCAGCGGCGACGGGCCGAAGATCCTGCAGGCCGCGCCAGATACACCGGTCGCGAGGATCCTGTCGGCCGAGGTCATCCGCGGCAATCCCGCCTATTTCGGGGGCGGCAAGTCGGCAAGCGAAGCGATCGCGGCGATGCACCGCGTCGTCGGCGGCCGATCTGCATCGGTGCCCGCGGGGCGTGGCGGCATGGGCGCCGACGCGGACGGGATAGGCGACGCTGCGCTGCTGCGCGACGAGGCCTTGCTGTTGAGGCAGGAAGCGGCCGCGATGAAGATCGCCGGCATGGACATGAGCACGATCACGTCGCGCAGCTTCGATCCCGACGAGATCGACGTCGACGCCGAGCTGATGCAGTTCAAAGGCGGCGGCGACGAATATGGCGTGACCGATCGCCTGCAGGGCGTCACGCAATGGAACCCGGTGCTCGCGGGGCGTGCGATCGTATGGGAAGCGACCGACGGACGCCGCCTGATCGCCGACGGGCATCAACGGCTTGGCCTGGCGAAGCGGATCCGCGCGCAGGATCCCTCGCAGTCGGTAGCGCTCGATGCGCTGGTGCTGCGCGAGGCCGATGGCTGGGACGCCGAAAGCGTGCGCGTTTGGGCCGCGCTCAAGAATGTCGCCGAAGGATCGGGGACGATGGTCGATGCCGCCAAGGTCATGCGTAGCATCGGCCCCGACCAGGCAATGCTTTTCCTGCCGCCGCGATCGGCGCTGGTTCGCGACGCCGGCGGATTGTCGCGCCTGGGCGACGATGCATTCGGGATGGTTGTCAACGAGCTGGTCGACCCGGGCCACGCCGCGATCGTCGGCCGCCTGCTGTCCGACCCCGGCGAGCAGAAGGCGCTGACCGACCTGCTGGTCAAGCTGCAGCCCGCCACGATGTCGCAGGCGGAGAGCGTCGTTCGGCAGGGGATCGCCGCCGGCTTTACGCGCGAGACACAGTTCGATATGTTCGGCGCCCTCGACAGCACGTCTTCGCTGTTCCTCGATCGCGCGCGGATCCTCGAGCGCGGCGTCGGCGAGCTGAAGAAGCTGAAGCAGGTTCATGGCGTTGCCGCGCGGAACGCGGACACGCTGGAAAAAAGCGGATCGAAGATCGACCGCGCGGCGAGCGAACAGGAAACGATCGACAATGCGACAGCCATCGACCTCATCCAGCGCCTCGCCTTCAGCGCCGGCCCCGTCAAGGACATCATCGACGCCGCCGCGGTCGAGCTCGCCGGCGGCGCCCGTATCGCCGGCGTCGTCCGAAAGTTCGTCCGCGACGTCCGCGCCCTCGACTTCGCGGCCCTGGCAAGATCCGGCGGCGACGCGATCGATGGTGGCGTTTCTGATGGAGCAGGACGCGCAGGCGATGCTGGCGATGCGGATGGCGGCCTACTCCCAAGCACAGGCTATTCGCGCGAGCCGGACGGCCTAGACGGCGGCTGGCCCCGCCGCGAGGAAATCGACAGCGATATCGAACGCGGCTTCGATCCGTTCGACCCCGACCAGGGCGCACTATTTGATGCGCCCGACAGCGCGGGCGCCAAGCTGCAGGCCGAGAGCCTTGAGCATGATCTGAAGGTTGCGGCCGCGCTCGACCTTGGCGAGGCCGCGGATCCGGCGATCGCCGCACGCCAGCGTCAGGAGCTCGAGCTGCGCGCCGGCGCTCCGCTGCGATCGATCGCCGATCAGGACGGCACGCTGGGCCTCGATATCTTCGACCGCGTCGACCAGGGCGAGCTGACCCTGCGCGCCGCAGCGGATGAAGCGGGGCAGCCGCGCTTCCTGGTCGACCTGGGCGACGGCGAGCCGGTCGAGCGCACCGTCGGCGATCTGCTCGACGAATTCGGCCGTGACGAAGCGGCAATCGATACGGTGAGAAAATGTCTCTAGCAGCCTGCATCCCCAATCTGCTTGCCAATGGCGAGATCGACGCACGCCAGGCCGACGAGATGCTGGCGCTGTTCGGATCATTGCGATCCGAATATCGCAAGACGATGGGCGACGAGGCGGCGGATGCGCTCGCCTCCACCCGCGCGCTCGAGCAGCTCGAGGTGACGAAGGCCGAGCGGAAGCGGCAGGCGTTGCTGCAGGTGCAGGGACAGCGCACCGCCTGGCTGGATATGCAGGTGTATGGCCGTGGGGCGGGCGGCCTCCGCGCAATCGACGACGCGGCGCCCGATCGGCTGGCGAAGGCGGGCGAGGCGCTGCTCGTGCGCAGCGAATATGCGCCGTACCAGAATGTCGAATATCTTTGGAAATCGGTGCGCGGGCAGGCCCACGCGACCATGTCGGCCGTGCTGCAGAAGCATAGCCGCGACCTGCTTGGCCGCGTGCGGAACAAGGCCGAGCTCGATGACATGGTGCGCGAGCTGTTCCAGCCAGGATCGACCGGCAACCTGTCGGCGCGCGAGCTGGCCGACGCCTGGCGCGAGGCGAGCGAAGCGCTGCGCCAGCGGTACAATGCCGCGGGCGGCCATATCGGGAAGCTCGAGGATTGGGGACTGCCGCAGAGCTGGGATCCCGACGCGGTTGCGGCGGCAGGCTTCGACCAGTGGCGCGCCGACATGGCGGCGACGCTTGATCGATCGCGGATGATCGACGGGGCAACCGGCGCGCCCTTCAGCGACGAGGCGTTCGACGCGGTGTTGCGTGATGTGTTCGACACGATCTCGACCGATGGCTGGGCACACCGCGACCCGGGAGGGCAGGCCGGCGCAGCGAGCATGGCGAACCGCCGGTCCGATCATCGTTTTCTGACCTTTGCCGACGCCGACAGCTGGATGGCGATGCAGGCGAAATATGGCGGCGGCGCCAGCGCGTTCGACACGATGATGGCGCATATCGACGCCATGTCGCGCGATATCGCGTTGATGGAGCGGCTGGGCCCGAACCCGACCGCGACGCTGAAATGGCTGGGTGACACGATCGAGAAGGATGCCAACCTGAAGGCGGCCGAGGGCGGCGCCGGCGCGAAAAAGCGCCGCGATGCTGCGTTCGCCGCACGGTCGCGGCTGCAGCGGATCTATGACGAGATCTCGGGGGCGAACCGTCGCCCGGAAAATCGGCGCCTTGCGCTCGGGTTTTCGACGCTGCGCAGCTGGCAGGTCGCGACCAAGCTGGGGTCGGCCGTGTTGTCGACGACGTCAGACCAGGCGACGCAACTGCTCGCGCGCCAGATGAACGGCATTCCGGTTGCGTCGCAGCTGTGGACGCAGCTGAAACTGCTCAATCCCGCGAACGCTGGCGATCAGGCGCTGGCGATGCGAATGGGGCTGATCGCCGAGGAAGCAAGCCAGATGTCGGCCTCGACCGCGCGCATGACCGGCGAGGAGCTCACCGGCGAATGGGCGCGGCGGTTGGCCGAAGGGACGATGCGGATCTCCGGCCTGGGCGCGGTCACGCAAAGCGGGCGCTGGGCGTTCGGCATGGACTTTCTTTCGCACATCACCGGCGAACGGGCGAAAGCCTTCGACCGTCTGGACCCTGCGTTTCGCGGCGCGTTCGAGCGTTATGGCATGGGGGCGGCCGATTGGGACAAGATCCGCGCAACCCCGTTGACCCAAGCGCGCGGCGCCGACTGGATCCTGCCCGAGGCGATAGGCGACCAGGCGCTGCGCGACCGCATGATGGGGATGATCCTGGCCGAAACTGATATGGCCGTGCCTGTGCCAGGGGTGGCGATGGGGGCGATGGTCAACAGCGCGCTGCCGAAGGGGACCATCCTGGGCGAGGTCGGCCGCACCGCGTTCCAGTTCAAGAGCTTCGCGGTCGGGCTGACCATGGCGCAGATGCAGCGCACCATGGCGCTGACCGGGTGGGATCGCGCACGTTACGCGGCGATGATGACGATCTATACCACCGTGATGGGTGCGGCCGCGCTGCAGCTGAAGGAGATCGCCAAGGGGCGCGACCCGCGGCCGATCTATGACAGCATGGATCCGGGCGCGACCGCGGCATTTTGGGGCGCATCGGTGCTGCAGGGGGGCGGCCTGGGCATTTACGGCGATTTTCTGCGGTCGAGCCAGTCGCGTTTTGGCGGCGGGATCAGCAGCGTGCTCGCCGGGCCCGCGTTCGCCACGGTCGACGCGGCCCTGGGGCTGGCTGTCGGGGAGCCGCTGAAGGCTGTTCAGGGCGAAAAGACGAACCCGGGCGCGGCGGCGATAAAGCTGCTCAAGAGTGAAACACCCGGCGTCGGATCGCTCTGGTTTACCCGGCTGGCGTTCGAGCGGCTGATGCTCGACGAGATGTCGGTGATGGTCGATCCCAACTATCGCGAGCGCTTCAAGCGCCTCGAGCGCTATGCCGCCGAACAGGGGCAGGATTACTTTTGGGCGCCGGGGGACTATTTGGAGGAGGTCCGCGCGCCCGATGTAGGGAACCTCGTCGAATAGGCGAAAGGTTCCCCGCATGACTGTCGGCGTCGACGCTGATTTCCGCATTCGCGAATATCCGGGCGATGACAGCGCGACCGCGCGGCCTGTCCCCTTCAAATTCCTCGCCGCCGACGATCTAAAGGTGACGCGCGTCAACGCCGATGGCAGCGAAACGGTGCTGGTCCGCGGGACCGATTTCACCGTCGCGGGTGCCGGCAACAGCGAAGGGGGCAGCGTCACGCCGCTGGCGCCGATCGCCACCGGGACGCTGTGGCGGATCGAGGGCGAAATGGCGCTCGATCAACCGACCGATTATACCGCGGGTGACGATTTTCCGGCAGAGAGCCATGAGCGCGCGCTCGATCGCGCGATGATCGCGGCGCAGGAATTGCGCCGCGACGCCACCGATACGGCCGTCCGAGCGCTGATGGTGCCGCGTGGCGAAATAGCGCCCACGTTGCCATCTGCTGCGGGACGCGCGGGCGGCTATCTCGCTTTCGACGCGGAAGGATTGCCTATCAGGGCCCCTGGGACGGGCAACGATCCCGATCTGCGCGGCCAGCTTGCATCGGCTGGGGGTGACGCGCTCGTGCTCACATCGCGCGGGGCGCTAAGCCAGGTAGTGTCGCGGTTGCCGTTGTTCATTGAAGATTATCGCGAGACCGGCATGTCGGACGTCGACACGCTCGAGGCCGCCTTTACCGCCTGGGTAGCGCAGGGCGGCGGCCTTTTGGTGGCGGGGGCCGGGCGAAGCTATGACCTCGGCACTGTGTCGCTGGGCTCCACCCCGATCCTGACCGTCACCGGGCTGCGCAATGCCGTTCTTGATTGGAACGGTGCCACGGTCACGATGGAAACGACCGCGAGCGTCGTCGCGATCGGGATTGAATTTGCCGACGTCCAGGATCTCGCCATCCGGAATGTGAGAGCCACCGATACAGGGTTCGATATCGATCAGACCTGGAAGGGCGCATTTGCCTTTTCCTTCAATGGTCAATCCAGCCCAAGCGAAAACATTTCGTTCGAGAATTTCAGTGCAGAGGAGATGCTTGGCCCATGCCTGTTTTACGGCGACAGCCATCGCATTTCGGGCGTCTCGTTCGGCTCCAATTGCAGGTTCAAGAACTGCTACTACGGCCCGTCCTTCCAGGAAAATGGCGATAATGTTTCGGGCGGATTTGCGACGGAAAACGCGCGCCGCGCCTACTTTGCTTACGGCGTAACCAATCATGACCTACATATTTCGGCCCATGATGACGGCGACGGACCTGCCACTGAATGCGCCTTCTTGATTAAGCGATATCAGCGCGATACGTCTGGTATCAAACTTGCCATCGCTCTCTCTGGGTCGCTCGATAAATATACCGAGCTGATCAATCTGGAGCATCAGCCGACCAGCGGCAGCGGCTACATTGGCGAAATCTCTCTGAACCTGCAGTTGTCCAGGGCCATCGAAGATAGCGCGGGCATCCCGCGGCTCGTGCTGCGCAGCTATACCGGCGGTTCGCAGGACTTCGGAGCAATCTCCAACGAGTGGGGCCCGATCAGCATCGATGGCAACTGGGGAACAGTCGCGGGTGCCCACGTAATTCAGTATGCATCGCCAGCCGTCGCAACTCCAATTGCCATAATGCCGGGCTTCTCAGGGTTCAACCAGCTGAAAACCTTCGACGTCAAGAATGCGCGGGTACGATATCGCGCCGACTCTGATGTGTTTTTCAAATTTGGCGACCTAACTTCCGGCAATATAGCTATCGCCTTGCCAGCGACGTCTGGGTTCATTTCCACATTCAAGGTCAAGATTTATGCAGAAGCCGCGCCGGGCGCCGCGTCGGGCCAGAAATCCTGCTATCGCGAGGACATAGTGGCGCTCTACAATCTCGGCGGCGGCGGGGGGACTGCGGTCGAGGGCGCGAACAACATCGCAAATTTTGCGCAAAACGGTGCCGCATTAACCCCAACCTACACCGGCGGGACAAATCAGCTGACGATCGCACTTGCAGGCGCGGATTATGCCGTGTCGACGGCCTATGCCCGAATTGAGATTGAGGCGATCAGTCGGGTGGCAAAACGGTGAACAAGCCTTTTCTCTTCTCAGAGCTGACCGCATGCGCCCATCCGACCGACGATCATGCCGATCTGATTTTCGGGGATCTCGCCGCATGATCTCCGCGGATCCAATCATCAAGGGGCAGAATATGATGAAGGCGGAGCCGTTCGGCCTGCTGTTCACCTATAGCGTGGCGGGCGCGGCGAGCGTGGCGGCGCCGACGGTCTATACCGTCGAGTTCGTGGGGGCGCTCGCGCTGGGCGGCTTTCTGGCCTTGTGTCATTCGCTGTGGAAATCGCGCGAGCGCAAGGCCGACGGGATCAACACCGCGCTGTGGGCGATGATCGCGCTGTCGGGGTCCATCGGGCTGGCGCTGTTCCTCGCCCCGGCGCTCGCCGGCAAGGTGGTGCCTGTGGTCGATATCGTCGTCACGACGCCGCTAGCCGCCTTCCTGATCGCGACGGGCGGGACGCCCTTTATCGAATGGCTGCTGACCGGCGAAGCCTTCGCCTGGCTGCGCAAATGGGGCGACAAGATCGCCGGAAAGGGGGGTGTGGCATGACGACGATCAGCGACGACGCATTCGTGCGGCTGTTCCAGGAACGGGGCGGCCTGGCGGTTATCGACGGCTGGGCCGGCAAGGACACGCTCGCCTTGCTAGACCAGCTGTTGCCGCCGCGACCGGGCACCGATCGCAATGCCGCGGTCGGCGAAATTCCCGAAAGCTATTGGCCGCTGCTCGCGAAGATCGAGAGCGGCAACCGGCCCTATGTCAAGGCGGAGAGCTCGAGCGCGTCGGGTCTCTACCAGTTCATCAAGTCGACATGGGAAGGCGAAGGCGGCCGATGGGGCAGCGATATGTCGAAAGCCTTTGGCGGCCTGCAGCCATCGACCGATGAGCAGCTGCAGCGCGTGAAGAGCTTCACCGGCAAGAACGCCGCTTACCTGCGCCAGCGTGGCATCCCGATCAATGCCGCTTCGCTGTATGCCGCGCATTTCCTGGGTGCCCTCACCGCAGCGTCGTTGATCGGCGCCGATGTCGGCGCGTCGGCCGAGGCGCTGGCAGGACCGGCGGCAACGCGCGCGAACCCGTCGATCCTGAAAGGGAAGACCGTCGGGCAGTTCCTGAAATGGCTGCACGCCAAAACCGGCGAGTGGGCGCGGTGAGCCCGCTGCCTACGGGTTGGACGGCGCGTGACTGGCGGAGTTTGTGGGCGGTGCTACTGCTCGGCGGCGGCGGCGTTGCCGTCACGATCCTCGCCTGGCGCGCGCTCGACAAGGTGGCCGAAAAATCAACATCGCCCTGGCCCGTCGCCTATTTCGCTTATGGCTGCCTTATCCTGATCGGTGTCGTGTTGGTCGGATTTTCTGCCGTTCTGGGCCGACGCACATTCAAATTCCGCGTCGGCGACAATGAGCTAGAGGCGACCGGCGAGGACGCCGAACGCGTGCTCGACAGGGTGGAATAA